CGGCCGCCGCCTGCATCCCAAGACGCGGGTCCATACCACGACCCGTGGCCGCCCGGTGCACCGCCTGCAGAAAATCCCCCATCGCCACCGCCTCGGGGTTGCGTGGAGACAGATCATAGCCCCACGGCTTTTCCATGCCCAGATCGCGCACCTGCGAAATCCCCAACGGCTGCTGCACCGCCGGCGCCGTCCGCTCCATCTCGCGCCGCGCCTCCTCCAGGGCCAGGTCCGCGTCGATTTCGCGGACGCGCGCCTCGATCTCGCCAAAGCGCCTCTTGCCATCCTCCGCCGCCAGATCCAATTCATTCGCCTCAGCGACCAGCTGATGCCGCTCGTCTCTGAGGGCCAGATATCGATTAGCCATCTCACCACTCCTTATCTGATCTGCGGCGCCGGGAGGCAACAAAAAGGCGCGCCCGCACGCCGCGACGAACTCATCGCAACGTAACGGTGCGCGCCTTCGACGGAAAGCGTTTCCCGTGTCACCTGCCGCGCTCGGGTCTCGACGGAGCCTCCGCGCAACAGACCATATATTCTAGGATAGAATATCCCACATTCCGCAAAATGTCAACGATCACGTAGGCCGGGTATCGCACCCGGCGCGTCCCTCTTCGCGTCCTTCGCGCCCCTTCGCGACCATCGTGCTCACCCCAACATCAACCGCCGCCGGCGCATCTCCATCGCACTCTCCCACGGTGCGGTCTCCCCCAGTTCATCATAATGCCGCGCCAAATGCCGCCGCACCCCCGCCTGATCTCTCCCCGGAATATCCGTCTGGTCCAACCGTTGCGCGCACCCATACAACCCCTTTGGCACCAGATAATGGTCACCCGCCCGGTGATGGGGCAGCTTATACGCCCCCTTTTCATCCGGGTACCCATCCCCATCATCATCTGCCGCGCTCGAGTCAAACCAGGCGCACATCAGATGCAGCTCCGCCTGATCCGCCTTCGCCACCTCGCCCGGCCCGTCCCACGGCGTATCTGTATCCGCGATCCCAGGCGACTTGTGCGGCGCAATCGGACCAGCGAATAGCCCCGCCGTCCGTCCCAAAGTGCCCAGAGGCCGCCGTGCCAACTGAGCCACCGTTTCCACCAGAGTACCCACCCGATCCGCCATCCCCAGTTCCACAGCCCGTTTCGCCCCCACCACGCGCCCCTCGCCGAACCCACCGCGCACCGCCTGTACCCCCACACCCCGGTTGCGCGCCACCGCCCGCACAAACATATCATAATAGGCGTCCACCCGCTCCTGGATCGCCTCCCGCGCCGCATCCCCCAACGGCTCATACGGATTCCCCTCGACCTTGTACCTGCCGGCCGAAATTAATGTCGGTTTTATCCCCTGGCTCCTGTACCACTCCGACTCATCCACATGCGCCGCAAACACCCCAATCGACCCCACCTCACCCCCAGGCGTGACAACAAGCTCATCCGCCGCCGTCGCGATCCAATACGCCGCCGAGGCGGCCAGGCTGTTGGCCACCGCCACGATCGGCTTTTGGCCGCGCGCGTGAAATACCTCCGAGCTCAACTCATCCACGCCGTGCACATCCCCGCCCGGTGAATCGACATCAATCACAATCGCTCCCACCGCAGGGTCGCTCAGCGCCTGGCGAAATGCCTGCGCGAATCGCTCCGTGCTCACGCCACCGCTCGACGCCTCCAGAGAGCCGGCTCTCTGCGCGATCGTCCCCACCAAGGGCAATACCGCCACGCCGCTGCTCACCGGCGCTGGTGGCCGCGCAGCTGCGCCAGTGATCGCCGCGATCTCCGCCTCGCTGTACTCCCCGCCCGCCGCCAAAAACGCCAGCGCATCCAGAATGACCCCGAGTTTCGCCGGCAGGATCGCCCAGGGCGTGCTAGTCACATACTGAATAATATGCCGGTATTTCATATCGTCTCCTCATGCGCCCCCGCCCCGTCCAACGGGTACAATCCTCATGGTCCAGGCCCCTACCCAACCCGTCCCCTCTTCATCGCTATCTCGATCAGATCCGCCACCCGCCGCGTCTCCCATTCCTCCATCGCCGCCACACCCCGCGCCAACAACGCCTCTGCCTGCTCTGTACAATACCCCATAGCCTCCCGCCGGCCAATCTGCAGCGTCTGCATCACCGTCTCCACATGGCCATCATAGAACTCATCCACAGCCGCCGCCCATAATGCTGCGTCCCCCGCGCTCCTCCGCGAGGCCTTCCCCATCGCCGCGATCTCCTTGCGCACCACCCTCAGCGCTGCCTCCCGCAACAGCAACTGATAATGCCCCATCCGCATCCCCATAGCGGGCGCCTCAATCTCCTGCATATTGAGCGGCTGCATGTACTGGTCCCCGCCCGGCACCGGATTCATGTTCTCCAGCCGCCGTACATCGTTTATCGAAAGCCAACCGCCATTCCGGCCGATGTTGTACGCCTGATACCGATCCAGCAATTTGCCCCGCACCAGAGCATCCACCAGGAACTCCACAAAATAGGTCCGCGGCGCTGCAACCAGCTTCTTCTGCGCCATATTCTCGAAATTCGACAGCCACGGCATCAGCGTGAACACCACAAATTCGGCGTTCATCTCCTCCATGCCACTACCCCAGCTCGTGCTCTTGGTCATCGCCTGGATCATGTGCAACGGCACATTGAAAAAGCGCGCAATATCGGCCACACTCCAATCGAGCTGCTCAACCAGTTGCGCATCCTGGTTGTTTATGCCGATGCTCTGATACTCCATCCCCTCCTCAAGCACTGCCACCTGATGTGCGTTATGCAGCCCCGCATGCGCCTGTTGCCACGAATCCCGGATCCGGTCCGCCACCTCCGGCGTCAGCGTGCGCGGATGCTTCAGGATGCCACCCGGCGTCGCATCCTGAGAATAAAACCGCGCGCTATACTGCTCTGCAGCCAACGCCAGCCCAACCGACTCCCGCGCGTACTGCACCAGCGACAGACCCGTCACGCCGTCCAGCGACAGCCCTGGCAACACAAACATATCCTCATCGTTGATCGGCTGCTCATGACCGTCCTCGCCCCGCACCTGATACCGTACCCGCCCCCCAGGCAGCATCTCCACGCGCACCGCGTCCGGGTGCACCAGCCTCAACTGATCCACCGGCCCCCTCGGCCCTGGCACGATCTGCGCATACCCCCGGCCCCACAAGAGCGCATGCGTCATGATCGTCCGCTTGAACGTGAATGCCGTCTGCGTATCGTTCGGGCTATCATGCAGGATATCGTACAATGGATGTCCGCTGGCCCGCTGTTTTCCGCCATCACTCAACCGTCGGTAGACGATTAGCGGCAACATAGCCACCGACTCCGCAATCAGCCGCACGCAACCCCATACCGCCGACGATTGTAGAGCTGCGGCCGGGCTCACCATCACCCCTGACGAGGCCGCCCCCGTCACCGTGCCCCAGCTCGTCCACGCGCTCCTATCATCCACACTCGCATTCGCCCGCAGTTGCGGCCGCACCAGGTCAGTCAGCCAACCCATCAGCCATCCCTCCGCCGCCCGACAGCCAGCGGCAACACGGCCAGGCCCACCAGCATCCCCCCTACACCCACCAGCGCCGCCGGCAGATAGATCATTCCCAGCCCCACACCCACAAGCACGATCCCCAACGTCGCCACGATCTCGCGTGCCCCGAAACTACGCAACAATATCCGCATGCATCAGGCCTCCGCCTTGATCTGCAGGTAGCACTCGAATATATTCCCGCCCGCCGCAAACCGCACCGCGATGCGATAGCTGTGCCCTGCCGTCAGGCCCTGCACCGCCGGCAGTGTGATCACATCCCCGTTGACTGAGGCCGTGCCATCCAACACCACGTCGCTCACATCCATCCACGGGCTCGCCGATGTGTCGTAGGCCAGCACCACCACATCTGCCGGCGAACTGCCCCACGGCGTAGTCGTTATGCTATAAACAATCCGCTCGTCCTTGCCCTGTAGCTGCAGACCCTCTCTGATCTCGCGAGATACCATCTACATGGCCTCCAACGTCAGCGCCCGGTCGCGCGTAACAATCGCCAGCGCCCGATCGCGCTCCTCAAGCGTATAATCATCTTCCCGCGCCAACAGCGCCCCAGTCAGCGGCCGCTCCACCAACGTGTACCCCAGGCCACGGCCGAGCAGAGTCATAGCCGGCAACAGCGAGAGCCCCCCCAACTCCACCGCCGGCGCTGCGGTCGCCGCCCTGCCCGTCACTACCCCCGCCCACAGCGCCGCCCCCCCCGACGCCCCCCCCCGCGCTCCCCCCACCCC